TATCATCTAAAGGTGTAGCTGCTGATTTATAATAATCATCTATACCTTTACCAAAATAAATATTTTCTACAACTATTAACTTAGCAGCTTTACCTTCTGCTGTACTATGTGGTCTATAAGCTATTGTACCAGAGCCACTATCAACTCTTTCCATTAATAAACCAGGCCTTACTACATCAGTCCCAACAGCAGCAAGCAATTTGCCTTCTATTTCAACAGCAGGATTTCCATATACTGCTAGTTTGACAGTATTGTTAGACATTATATTTTTCCTTTATTAATTTACTGGTATTTCTTTTATTGGGTAACAGCCTTTATCTTCTACTATTTTTGAAGAATTAAATAAATAATTAGCTTTTTCACTAGCTACATTTGACTTTATAGGTTCTTCATTTTTTACTATTAATTTATCAATAAGTTTGCTTACATTTTCTACTGTTTCTATATCATAAGATGATAAAAATTTAGGGCAAAATTTAATGTCCTTGTATTCATTTATTTTAGCAATAACATTATCTCTATGCTCTTTCTCCATTAAAAGTACTTGTTCTCTTTTAATTAAGGCATCATTTAATAAAATTTTAATATCATCTTTTGCTATAGCCAATAATTCTTCTAATCCTAAACGTTTTGCAACAGGTGCCTCGTCTACAATTGGAGCATCATTTTTGCATTCTTCTTTGTTTGACATAATTTCCCCTATATTCACATTATTAATTTTTAGGTTTTCGTCATAATTACTCATTTCTCTTAAACCACATCCATCTTCAGAAGAACAAGCTCCTCTGCCACCAGGTAATATGGCTAAATGATCTCCTATTATATTGGTATAGTATTCATCATACTTTGTACCATTATAAAATCCTTCTTCTTTTACAATTGTACCCCATACTCCAGTACTTACATCTATAATCTCATTCGACATAAAACGTCTTACTATATCTGCCCCCATATCAGAACGTATGGCTACTACTGCCTTTAAACCTTTTGTAATATCATCGTACCCTGTATTAAAAATATATCCAATACTATGTGAAATATTCCTTGGAGTATTCATACTTTCTCCATTGGTAGGATGACCTATACCTACTGATCTACCATTCCAAGAAACTATACTTTCTTTTAGTATATCTCCAGAGTAATAAGTAGCATACCCATTTGGATTAGATTCTTTGTTAGCAATAAAAACACCTTCTTTTAGCATAATTACAGGTAACATAGTATATGGTAGACCATTTATATTCTCTATACTAATCTTTGAAGTATTATGTTTTAATTGTATTTGTATTATTCTTTGTTCCATATTACCCAACCTTAATAATTTCATCCACTATATTTTTTATTACTATTGTATCTGTACTAGTAAATACCATTTTAATACCACTTAATTTATTATTTATCAATTTAAACGCATTTTTAGCTTTCAATAAATATTCATAGTCAATAGCGTAATTATCTCTTTTCTCATTTCTATTTTTGACTCTATCTATAGTTTCTTCAGGATATTTATCTAATAAAACTGTGAACTCAGGTAATAAATCCCAAGCCATACTATTCAATGTCATTATCAAATGTTGCTCTATACCCCCGATAATTCCTTGATATACCAAAGTAGAACTAATAAAGCGATCAAGCAAGACAATAATATTTTTAACATTTTTATCATATTCCATAATTTCTTTTATTCTGTAAGCACATATATCTCTATTATGTCTTCGTAGAGCCATAAATAAAAATAATTGAGCCATAGGGTCTATCTTATCACGACCATATTCTATTATTGCTTTTCTAATATACATACCTAGCCCTTCTGGTTGGGGTTCTTTTATGTATATAGTTTTTACTGTGTCATATTCGGTATTAACAAAATGTTCTATCTCCTTACATAGTTCAGTTTTGCCAGATCCTTCAATCCCTTCTATTGCAACATATTTAATAACACACTCCATAAATATTTACCTCCACCTTATCATCTTCTCCGTAAATGAATTTATTATTCCATCCTACAATTACTTTAGAATTATCATTTATTATAACACCTTTTTTACATAATCCATCTAATATAAATTTTATAGCAAAAGCAACATTATCAGGATCTCTTTTTCTATTTTTTTCAAACCATTTTAAAGCTAAATAAATACTAGAAAAAACATTGTTAAAACTATTTGGTATGCTATCACACACTATATTAGTATATTTATTCTTTAAATTACTATATAAAATACCTCTACCTGTTTGTTTAGCTACTTTAATAATATCATTCAAACTAGGTAATCTTTGATTTATAGTAAACTTTAAAACTTTTTCTACACCTAATGTAGCTTCAGTATTAGATTTACTTGAACACTGTATTTTCAAAATACCTCCTATAAAGTTACATGTGGTAATGCTACGCATCTACATAAAGGATGCACAGGTATCTTAGTCTTTATTTCGTCTAACCCCCATAATTTACCTGTTTTTTTATAATCTAATGGGGCACATAAAGGGCAAACTTTCATATCATTTGCTGTTTGCCATTCAGCCTTTACTTTTGTTCCAGTTATTCCAAATGATCTATATTGCTCAATAGATGCTAAATGGTGCGCTCTTATAACTTCAGTTCTAGCTAATAAATTAGCTCTATACCTACCTACTTTATTAACTTTATTATTTATATCAGTTGCTATTCTAGTTGGATTCCATCCAGAAGCAAGTCCATCAGCTAATACTCTAGTTATTTCAGCATCCATAGCTTCAGTTATGCCTTTTAAATCATTATAAGCTCTAAGATATAAAGTTCTAACTTCTTCTACTGCAACAGGTCCTGATAAAAAATCTGTTATCGATCCTTCATCTATTGATAAATCCATTCCTTCTTTTTTTATTTTTGAAAAAACATCTTTATCTTTTTTCATTTGCTGCCTAGACCATATAATACCTTTTTTATAAGCAGTAAATATATACTTATTTTGCCAAATATTATAGGATACACCACTATATCCAGAAAGAAAACTATCACCTTCTATAACTTCAAAAAGTTCATTTTGCTCAACATTTTTTAACCAAGACATAAATAAAGATATTTTATCTGGTGTACTTTTAAATTCATATAATTTTTTAGATAAAGGTTGAGAAGATAGCGATAACAATTTAGTATTAGATGATCTTAAACTAAAACAATCATTTGTATCTACACTTTTTCTTATAAGGCCACATATTTTTCTAAATCTCTTATAATATTGAGAAGCAAAAATACCTCTTAAAGTTGTAGTACTAGAAGGATCATTATTCAGCATTAACTTCATTAGATGTTTCCTCTGTAGTAGCTTGTATAATATCATCTGTTATATCATCATCTGCTATTTTTTTAGCATTTATTTCTTCTATCTCCCTAATAATAGAATCTTCTAATCTTAAAAAGTATTTAATAAATATTTCAGGAGGTATTATATCACCAGCTGTCATTGATTCATCATACTTCTTTAATGCAGAAGCATAAACATCTGCTATATCAGCTTTGTCTTTTTCTGATATAACAACAAGAGGTTTCCAATAAATATAATACATACCTGTAGGAGGTGGTATTATCTTATATTCAATAAATCTATCAATTAGTGGTTTTAATATTATTTTTCTACCTATTTCGTCTCTTCGTTCCTCAATATAGGATAACCATCCTCGTTCATCTTGGTCTGATGCTAATTCACCTCGTTCAGAACCTGTTAAAATACGCAAAGGAATTCTAGTAGCAGCACTTATTAATTGTAATTGAACTTCATAGTGTTCTTTAGGTGATACTACTTGAGGAGCCAATGATTGTATTTTAAGATCTTCAGAATATAACCACCTATTCATATTATTAACAAAATCAGAAATAGTTTCTTTAAAGTTATCTATCTGTTCTTTAGTAGCCATTACCCCACCAGATGAGCTAGCAGCATACCCAGGCCTAGCTCCTCTCCAATACATCTCAGGAGATCCACCAGCTATTTTTTCTAATCCTAATAACCTATTATAAACAGGTAGTAAAGCTGGTATCCCTACATAAGGGTCATCTAAAGTATTTTGAGCTATATGCAATACTCTAGTATAATGAACATACTTAGTAGCAGTCTCTCCATTAGTAATTATTGCAATAGAATACATAAATGGAGCCCCATATCTTGATGATTCTGGATTTAGATCATAAGATACTATTTCAATAACTGGTTGAGCTATAGGCTTGACATAAACTAATCTAGATCCAGGTTTAATAGGCACAGAAGTATCCATACCATCTTCAAATCCTAAAAATAATAAAGCATAGTTACCTATCCTAGATAACAAATCAACTGTTGTTAAATTTTTATATAACTGAACTTTTTCTGCTATTTCGTCAAAAACTTTACTAAAAACTGAATCTTGATTATCATCTCTTATATCAGGAGTGTCTTTCCAAGTTACTCCTACTGGAGCTTTTATAATTCTATACGCTATATCTTGTCTTAAATACCTATCATGAAAATCTCTATAACTTAACTGTTCTGTTTCTGGGTATGATAAAGCTCTTTCTATAGTTAAAAACCCTTGGCCACCATAATCATAACCATATGGTCTAAATCTTGATAATATATTTTGAGCTTCCCCAAGTAATTTATATACATTGTCTTCCATTAATTACCACCTATTGCGAATAAACTACGTTTAGTAAAATATTCTCCAGTCCATATTGCAATCCCTATAGACATTACAATATCATCATTAATACCATAAGAACCTTCCATTATACTTTTAATATTAGATGCTGAATCTACTATCCTTAATTTAAAAGCTAGAAATTCATCTACTAGTTTAGGAATTAATAATAAATCTTTAGCTATCTTTAACCTTTTATTTTGTAATACAATTTGCAAACAAGATACGATATCTCTCTTAGGAACATTGGCTTCAACTTTAGAAACCCAATTAGTTTTACTCCCGCCAGTTATTGTTATAGCTAATGGTTTAGCCCCTCTTTCTCTAAACATATCAACTACAGGTCTACCAACACCTGTATTGTCAACTACTAGCATAGCATCAGTCAAAACTTCAAATTTAGTAGTTAATAAGAATATATCATCTACAATGTATGAATAATTAGTTTTAAGAGGATACCTTTTTATAAAAGGCACAGAATACAAAACTTTTGACATATGATCTTTTGCTAATGTTAAATTAACTATAGTTAGTACTGAATAATCATTTTGTTGTCCTAAATCTAAACCTATTATTATTCTATCCATTATTATTCTTTTTTGTATAACTAGATCCAATTATTATTTTTGGATCTGTATTAATAGGTATTTTTTTATTTAACTTAGTAACTGGTTCTTTTTTAGGTATCATTTTCATAACAGCTTGAGCTCTTTCAGCTTTAGTTAAAGATGCATTTACTTTAGAAGCACTATTATAAACTATATGTTCTTGAATATATTGTGTCTGATTCTTATCAGACATTAAATCTCTTTTTAACATTACTTTAAAAGTATGTATTATTTTAGCTTTCTCAATAATCTCTTCTGTTTTACCAGAAAACTTTTTTTCTGCTATTTTTGCTTTGTAAAAATTAGGTTGTTTCAATAACCAAGCCCATGCTCTATTAATTTTTAGTACAAAATTATCATTTAACCCATACATAACATCCCCCTTTCTACCCATGCCTCTACATCATAAGTTATAGATTCCATTAAATCATCATAACTAAATAATTGATCTTCAGCATCAATAAATTCACACATATACTCTTGCCTAACTCTCCAATCACCAATTTCTTCTATTTCATTATTAATAAATTCATTAGTTATCCTAGGACAATCACTAGCAGTTATACTTATTCTAGTCCAATCAGAATCTCCATCCCAAGCTCTAAAAAACCAACCTCTTTTACCATATGGTGTAGTCATAGCTATTATTTTACCTTTAGATACTGCTAACATAGGCCTTACAGCAGCATATACATCATCTGGAATAAATGCAGCTTCATCTAATAATAAAAAAGATACTTTAGAATACCCTCTAATAGTATCTTGTTTCCCAGGTATTGCAACTATTCTACTTTTATTACTAAATTCAATACTACTTTGTGTTTCATATTTTATATTTACAATACCTAAACTTATAACTAATTCCAACCCATCTCTAACTTTTCTAAATAGCTCTAAAGCTTGTCTTCTAGCCTTAGCTACTATTAAGACCAATGAATCAATTTTGAATATAGCATTATATAAAGCCATAACAGCACTAACAGTTGATTTACCAGATTGTCTTGAGCACAATAATAAAGATTTATCAGGAGTATCTCTTAACAACTTTTTCTGCCATTTGTCAGGTACAACATTGAAAGCTATTTCCATAAAATACGCAGGATCTAATTCCATTTTTAATACATCTACTTGTGTATATTTGTTTTTCATTATAAATTATCTCTTCACTAATAAACTTTAAAAAATAATAAAAGTTTACTGAGTGATATCTTTTTCTATTGACATATATTATGGTGTATGTATATACATACATTATGATGATAGTTAATCATTACTTATTAATATTATTTAAGGAGTTTAAAATGGATAATAAAAAACCTAATAAAGAAATAATTTATGTATCTAATTGTAATGTCTGTTTTTCACTAAATTCATTAATGATTAACCCAATAAATAATACTTTTTATTGTAAAACATGTGGGTTAGGTGGCATACTAAATGAAAGCTACCTAGATCTCCATGCTAGACCAACTACTTACAAATATATATAATTATATATAATATGGCAAGTAAGATTTTATTAAAAATTAATTATAATAGTATAACACAAGGGGAATTATGGAAATAACATCTTTAAAAGCAATGTCTATACCTGATTTATGGTTCCAAAGTATATACAATATACTAGATGTTGGAGAAAAATACACTATCGACAAAGGTTCTTTTAGAGGGGAAACAAGATTAGAGTTTGATTTTTTTGTTGGACATATTAAAAATCCTCTAAGTGATGGGTTATTGCCTAAAATACCTTCAAATCTTGGGATACCAGATCCAGTATCTCAAAAATACTTAAACGAATATGCACCTTATTTTTTATTAGGATATAAAAAAGAAAATGAAGCATATACGTATGGCCAAAGATTAAATAATGTTACTAATCATAAAGAACAAAATGATTCTGTATATTTAAACCAAATAGCGGAAGTAATAAAAAAATATAAACAATATGGACATAAAAATAATCAATTAATATTACAAGTTGCTCAACCTCAAGATTTAGAATTAGAAGACCCACCATGTCTAAGACATATAGATACAAAAATAACAAATAACAAACTACACTTCTTCCCATATTTTAGATCTTGGGATTTATGGTCTGGTTTACCTGCTAATTTAGCTGGTATAGCTATGGTACAAGACTATATGGCTTCAGAAATAGGTGTTGATGTAGGAGAAATGATTGTTTCAAGCAAAGGTTTGCATATTTATGGGTATTGTGAAGAGTTAGCTAAAATAAGAACTGGAAAGATAATTAAATAATAAAGGAGAATACAATGTATAATACAATTATAAATTTAGTAAAAACTATAATTTCTAATGATACTTCTTCATTAACAACTCCTATGCTAAGTTTACATAATGTTAGCGATTGTCTCAAAGATTATATGGTTAATGTAATTTTACAAACAATATCTTTTTGGGGATAAAAATGAATAATATTATTTTGACAATAACATTAATATTAATTAATACAATATATCTACCTTACAATTGTAAGGTAGATACTGTAAGCTTCCAAGCACCAGCCCCATTAGTTCCTGCAGACGATATAACATTTGTAAATAACCCATGGTATGAAGGATAAAAATAATTTTATGAAAAAAGAATATGATTTTTTACCATATAAAATATGTGGTGTACTATTAATAATCTTAATAACAGTATTTTTGTTTATAGCTATTAGAATAGATTTGTTTAACAATATTGCTTAGGATTTAATATGATTAAAAAAATACATGATCTTACATTACTAAAAAATTCTCCTGATTTTTTATCAGTAGAATCAAAGCACTACACATCTATAGAAAATACAAAAGCTTTAAGAACAGAAAAAGAAATAGTTAAAGAAGAAAAACAATTAATAGAACAAAGTAATATTTTTGAAAAAAATGATTTTGACAAATTTTTTCCTAGTAAAGATGATGATGAAGGTACCCCAATTTTTAGAAAAGATGGCCCTCATATAGATGGAATCTTTTGGGTAGTACCTGTATTTTTAGGAGTTGGGTATAATTTAAAAGGAGAAGTTTGGGAATTCTATATTACATCTTTTGATTCAAAATTAGCATCTACTTATCTTTCACCAACTAAAATGGGAGGTGCTTTAGGTATAAATTTATTAATGGCTAAAGCAACTTTTGGTATTTATCTTAAGAAAGAAGGTGTTTTTTTAGAAGGACAAGTATGTATGAGAGATTATACAAGCAAATTTGAATTCAAATGTCAAAAAATTAACGTTAACTTGATACCAATGTAATATGTACTGTATTAACTAATGTAGATACGTTTTTTATGTATCTACACTAGTTATACAATAACGTATGAGGGAGTCTATATGAAAAGTAAAATAGTATTATTTTCTGCTGCAGTAATAGTAACAATCGCTCCTATATTTATCAACTGTTACTGCCATAACTATAAATTAGAATATGAACAAAGTAGTTATATAAGTGAGTATTATAATAAATACAAAAATAATTATTTTTCAAATAATATAAATGGAGGTAATGATGTTATTAGTAATTTTGAAGAACCAAGTGACCAAGATGAAGAGGATGAAAGTAATAAATAGTAAAATTATGACATTAATAATGCCACTATTGTTCCTAATATTTGTATCAATTTGTATGTATCCTTCTTAAGATTTGAGTCTATATAAAATAAAATGATAAGGGAGCAAGGAGGGAACTCCCTTATCTAGGTGTAAAACAAGGTTTGATATCATTAGAGAAGTGATAAGTTTATCTACATCAATACCAATCAAATGTCAACAAATGATCAATTTATATTTATTTTTTCTTCACCTATAGCTTTAGCTACTGCTAATCTTGCTTCTGGATGATCCTTAAGAGCTTCTAATATAATTTTACGCATTACTTCAGCTTCACCAACTGTTTTGGAATCATTTTTTAATTTATATATTGATTCTGAAGCTTTAAAAAATATTTCTAAACAACTTAAAGCTTGCCGTTGAGCTCTTATTGATGTTTGGTAATCTTTACTTTTTTCACAATTATCCATAGTTGCTAAAGCTCTTCCATACAAGTATTGTAATTGCTCTGCTACACTAATAGCAGCATCTTTGCTATCTGTAGACCTAATGGAACTTAAAGAATCAAGATTAGAATTTTTAATATGCTCAGCTACAGATGATGGTAAATGTTTACTTATATGTCTATATATGGATGATCTAGACACATTGTACTCTGCTTGTATCTCAGTAACTAATCTCTTATCCAATATATCTCTCTCTATCGCTTCTTTTTCCTTATGATTGCATACAGAACATCTACTAATACTTTTATCTAACACAATATCTCCCTAAAAATAATGGCAGTAACCTTATAGATCACTGCCATATATATTATTGTTAATTTGTATTATCTTTTATTTACCTGATAACTTTTTTATATCCCAAGAAGCTTGGGTGCAGTGCCATTTAAATTTCTTTCTGTAATCTCTACAACATGCTTTTATAAATAATTCACATTTACCATTTACTTCTCTAATACCAGCTTCCATTTTTAACATATCTAATGCATTAAAAACAATCTCAGCTTGTTCTACAGCCATTGGTTCTTTTATTGTAATTACTCCAACATCAAATCCTAAAGCTTGAAAAATAACATCAGTTCTAGAACGATCATCGTGTCCTCTTAACCTTACCGTTATTAGTCCTAGCAATGAAAAAATAGTTCCATCAGCAGGAGAAGTTTTAGTTATAACTTCATTAGAATCAGTAGCTTTGAGTACTTCTGATGAAAAATCATGACTTTCATAAAGACTATCAGTATTTAATTTGTCTACTGGTATATCCAAATGTTCTTCTTTAATCAATCCTGTTCCATCATCAAGCCAAGTCTTACTATATGGAGCATGCCCTACTTTAGCTTTTACTACCTCTGTACTATTTATTACTTCACTCATACCTATTCCCCTATTTTTTTATCTAATGTTTTAGAAATATTAATTTTTTTAATCCTAATAACACCTTGGTTAAACACTCCAGCTTTTACTCTTCTATTTATTTCAGGAGTAATAGCTTTTATTAAATGTTCATGTCTTTCTTTTAATATACTTGGATCTACTTCTAAAAAATCATTTATATTCCATCCTATAGTGCACTTTACTGTGTAAGTTTCTCCATCTATAATAAAATCTTCTGATTCTAAAAAATCTAATTTATTCTCATAATACTCTTTAAGTTCTTTTTCTCTTTCTTTAGTAAGCATTATCCTCTCCTTATTTATAATTTAATATTATAGCATATACTATACTTCCTACACATACACCAGCTATAGGAGTTAAACAAACTACACCAATACCAGCTATTACAGAACCAACTAATTCCATTAGGTATTCCTTTCTGAGTAATTACCATTCTTTAATAGTAGTTAATTCAAATAATTCAAAAAATACTTTATCCATTTCTTTGTTATCATCAAATCTTTCAACAAAAAAAGTTTTTTTATCTATTACTTTTAATTTATGCATTTTTTCTATAGAAAATCTTATTCCATTAGGATGGTAATACATAATATTCCATATATCATGATATAAATTATTTTCTTTTTCAGAATTTTCTGAACTACAAAAAGCTTTATAAGATCCTCTGTTACAAGCACATGTATAAATTTTATACTCAGTAGAATCTTCCTTAAGATCTACACAATAAGCTGGTACCATCAACCAGTTATTTTTATTTTCAAAAATATCACTATAAGAAAATGTAATATAACCTCTAGCTCCTTCTGTAGCTTTTTCCCATCTTCTAGGTATTGCAAAATCTATAGAATATACATCATGCAAATTCCCTACTAACATTGTTGGTCCTCCTCAAAATGGTGTATACTATTTACCCATTTTAGCCAAAAAATAGAAAAATTCCAATCATCTTCTGAAGGCCATTCACAGTCTAGGTCAAAAGGCATATCTAAATCAATAAGAAGTTGTTTGAACTCCCTAACAACTCTTGTTTTATTAGGGGCTAAAAAATATGCTACACTACGTTTTAGATACTTAAGCCTCCCAACAGTAATATAAATTGCAGAATACCTACTAATTTCTGAAGCTTCATTAACTATTAAATGAACAAATAATTGTCTATTTGTCAAAGGATATTTAGTACTATTATAGTTTAATTTATTTAGGAGTATTTTATAAGCTATTGAATTCTCATCAAGAGAAGACCTTGCCATAACTTGTCTAAAATTACGATTCATTTTTTATCACTCATAATATTGTTAATATCTCTATGATATCCATATTAGTTATTTGGTTGCTACTAAAATATGCTTATAGATGCCCCTAAAATTACTCCAAAACATGCTCCTATTATAGCTGTTATTAATAATTCCATTTGTATACTCCTTTATCTGTCTACAGATTTTGTTATTATACTACTTGGGTCTAAAGGCATATGATTTTGATCTTCATACACGCATTGAAATCCACTAGTTCCAGAATCATCATCCAGATCATCTTTTTTCTTTTTTGTTAAAAAATCAGTATGCAAATCATTAACTGTACTATTAATAAAAGAAATACAATTAATTATAGCAGTAGCATGATCTTTTATAGCTTCTATCTCTCTTAATAATATCTTACTATGACTATCCCCACCATTTGATGCTATTTTTAATTCATCAAATTTCATCTTTGCATCTAAATGTAATTGTCCTGGAGAAGTTTTGCCTAATCTTTTGTGAACAAATTTAGCCAAAGCTTCGTGTGATTTATCATTTAATTCTTTAGCAGCTATTTTTAATAATCCAGTTAATGCTAATTTGCCATAATCTTCCCAAGAAGAAGGAGATCCAGAAACTTTTAATTCTTTTTCTATTTTACTTAATATCCCCATAATAATTTTCCTTATTATATTGATTAATAATACATTCTTCTGCTATTACATCTGATTCCCATTTTGTTAAATTAGAATTATACTCTATTATAGCCGATCTCTCTTCATATAATTCTGTCCACATTAATACACACTCTTCACACATAATAACCTCTTATGAAAAAAATCCTATTACTCCTACAAAAAATTTATACCCTAAATCTATAACTCTTCCAAAAAATTGTACCATAAGACCTCTCTTATATTATAAATTACATACTATAACTTTAGGGGGAATAACCCCCCCCTAAAGCATACCCACCCTATTTAACTGTTATAACATAAGGAAACAAATCAGGTGGAACATTAAGCTCAAAAGCTATATCAGAATGCACTTTATTAATTAATTGCTTTACTTCACTAAAATTCATAGTAATGTACGTATTGCCATAAAAAAGCAATGCCCATGTTGCATTCTTCCCATCATCAATTAATGGTAACTCTATTTTTTCTATACCACCTTGTATAGGATTATTTGCTATTTCTTCTGCTGCTCTATACAAAGGGGCTACTACAGTAATATCAAAATCTTCTATAACTAGTTTGTTGTATTTATCTATCTCTTTATCTTCTATAGTACGAATAAAAATTGTCATATTAGCTCCTTTCTCTATTTTTCTAATAATGATTTTTCTAATATTGTATTAACATAATCTTGTAATGATAAATTATGTTCAATGGCCTTATGTTTTAATAAATTATGTAAAAATATAGGTGTTTTAATACTTAAATTACTTATACCATTGTTGCTATATTTATAATAACTAGGACTTGAACAATAAGTATCTAATATTTTAGTACCTATTTTAGTGCTAGTCAGCATTTTATACCCTTTGCTCTCTAAAACAAGTGCTATTCTTCTAGCTTCAGTAAATAATTTATACTCAGTCTTTATTTGTAGCCCATCCTTGCCAGGCATAATAATAGTTAACTTAATATTTTTAATTGTTGTATTCTTATTAATAAATTTTGCAAGAGCTGAAGAATTAGTAAAACATGATATAAGATGGTAGTAAGCAGTATCAAATCTTACTCCCTTCTCAGCTTTTTTAGAAATATATAAAGTCATTAAATCAATTACAGGGTCAATTATCTTTTCGTTTATTTTATTGTTAGCTCCTGAAATATTTATAACTTTGTAAACAATATTATCATTCTCCATTGCTATCTCCAATTATTTTTTAAAGTTTTTATCATATTCATAACAATACGTTTAATTCTACTCTTGTTATCAGTAGCCTCATTAGCTGTAGTTAAAACACTAGCTCCTTGATTTGAAGAAATATTAACTTCTTTAGCTTTGTTCTCCTCTTTATTTTTATTCTTAAGGGTATCGTTTATATCTATTATCATAAGTTCCTCCTGTGTTGTTTAATAAACTATGACATACTATCAGGGAATGTCTTTGTCAAGCAATATTATTAAAAGTACTTCATATTCCAAAAATTAGCTTGGGTGTAAATTGGGTAGATCGTCATATCCTACAAAGTGAAACCGTCGTGTGGGATGTTCCGGAACTCTTTTAAAAATCCCACCAAATTTTAACTTCACCAGATGCCCGTAGAGAGACGATCTATGCTAAGTTAATGTATTTATATGCATAATATACGATCGTGCGTTAGAATCGATATAAGAGCCTCTAAATGCCCATATATTCAGTTCATTCCCCTTTCCATACGATTAAAGGGATTGAGGTGTATTTGTTATCATAATGGCATTCCACATACGCATTAGTTATAGGTTATTCCCACATTTGTTTCGCTACAGATTAGGGTACTAAAAAATATAGTACTTAATATACTTCTTTACACTTGTATAGATAATGTATGCTACCCTATGTACCTATAATAATAGATATTATATACACCATACATATGTATAGTATGACACACAATCTCACTGGGTTTCAAGCATTGTTAGGGAAATATAAGTGCTATGTTGCCAACTATGGAGTGGGGGATATAAGTGCTATAAGTTATCCACTATAGTCACGCTACATACCCCCCCAATAAATATTATTCCTAGTTATATAATATACATGTCTTAACTTTGCTACTAATTATATTCTGGATATCAATAAGCTCTTGAACAGATACCACTGGATTTATATCTTTATAAAAGCTTGGGTCAAGTATTTCAACCTCTCTATTAAAATTATTTAAATATACTATATCTTTATCAACTAATACTTCTTTAATTACTGCAGCATTTTCTACAGTGATAAATGGATTTATACATGGCATCCTAACTTCATAGCCTATAGTACTAGCTCTTAATATCTTTAACGTAGCTAGAACATTTGAGGCTGCATCTTTATTATCACACAACTTAGAATAATACTCTGGGGTTGGTATAGTCTTAATATCCACAGCTACATAATCAATTCTATTGGTATCTATTAATGTTTTAATTAATGATGGATCTGAGCCATTAGTATCTATCTTAACCTTAAGATCATTATCCTTAGCTTTGTCACATAACTTAAAAAGCTTTTCGCCATGAATAGTTGGTTGTCCACCAGATATAACTAACGCATCTACAAACCCTTTATTTTTAGTTATCAGGTTATTTAATATATCAATGTCAAAATTAGTTCTGGGTATATTTCTAACTGCTCCTGGGTTGTGACAGTAGGGACATCTAAAATTACACCCTATAGTATATGCAACAATACTTATAAACTCAGGATAGTCTACAAAAGAATTAGTTGTTACTCCGTATATCATCTTTCTCTCCTCTAATAATTATTATTTATTGACACTACATATACTTAGATGTATGTAATAGTATCTTTATGTAGTACTATATAATATATTTTACTAATATAAAACCCATTTATATAGTATTGTTTATAATGCTAATACAAGGAGCTACTATGGAATTCTTAAAGATTAATGAAGTAACAAGTATTGATGAACTTTATAGTAAGGTCAGAAATAAATTATGTTCCAAAAAAATATTCACCAATGAAGAACAAGAGAAGGCAGCATACTATACTGTTAGAGCTTCTATACTACTATCTGTACTCAATAGTGTATGGGGTGGGTCAACAAAGCCAAAAGGTATTGAAGAAACATTTGTAGAAATAAAATGGTATTCAGATTATAAAATGTTAGAAGGTTTAATAGTAAGAGCAGTAGATATGATTGATGATGTTTATACAGGAAAAGTTAAACAAAGTGACCTAAACAAATTATTAGTTGCTATAAGTGCTACCTTAGAAAATGGAGTGGCTATAACTTATGCAGATACAAAACCTAATTTCAGAATGTTTTTATTAACACAACTAGAGTTAATTAAACTTATACTATAATAAAACTTAACCCATCCTAAGTTTTAAAACAAAAGATGGGTTAATAACAAATAATAACTAACAGCTTAAAACTAAAAATAAGGCAAACAAAATGACTATACATAATTCACAATATATTATCAATAAAATATTTTTAAAATATCTCTTGACACACTATACACTTTATTGTATGTAGATAACATTATATAGACTTTAATATAACTAAGGAACTAAAAGGAGGAGTAACATGGATTACACAGTAGATGAAAGATTTATAAACATTGATGGTAAAAGATTAAGGAGATTTATAAAATACAGAACAGCTATAAGAAAAAATGAGTTACCTTGGTCAAAAGAGTATATAGATAAAATGGCTATAATAAAAAATAAACCTTTTTATAAAATAAGTGAATTTAAAAACATATTTAAAATAAATAAAATAGGTGAAATTTATTTTGATAGAAAAATGGCAGAATTAGTTATTTGTAGTTTATCTATGAAAAAATGTAGTAAACTATCTACTACACAAATTAATTTTAAAACTATATTAATATCTTATTTAAATAATGAAATTAGTTTAGATGAGTTTATTAATAAAACTCTAGATTATTTCAAAATAGTATAATTAACGGAGATTATAAAAAAATGCTATGTCCTAAATGTGGCAAAAATAATGATGTAGTTAAGGATTCAAGATTTGTATGCTCTATAAATAAAGTTAGAAGACGAAGAAAATGTTTATCATGTTTCTTCAAATTTACTACATACGAATTTATAAGAAAGGATAAGACAAATGATATTACCTAATAAATTATGGAAAAAAGTTGATAGAAAAAGAATAGGTAGAAAACAATGGGAATCTTCTAAGTTCGACAAGTTAATAGCTGGTAATTATTATACAGAAAGACAAATAAGAAAAGTTAGACTCCTAGTAGACGAATTGTATGAAACAGTAATGATAGAAACACCTTTTCCAACAACTAAAACTTATTTATGTGCTAAAAATTGTAAAAATATTAAAGCAGTACCAACTAACACAACAGAAGGTATTAATAAATGTATCTTATGTTTAGAAACTGATATTGATGAATGTGTAGCTAGATTTGAAAAATTAATAATAACTATACTAAGCTCTAATAATAAGTATGAAGCTCATGATGCAGTATCAGATATGAATACTAAATATTACATGATGTTGTCTAAGTTCAACGACTATAAAATGTACCTCACTATATCATTAGTAGCTAAAATAATTGACAAAATAAATTTATTAGTAAATACAAAAGATATTAAGTCAATTGCTTTAAACAGATGGCTAAGATAAGTTAATTAGATGTTTACAATTATAGGAGATAATAAAATGTTTTTCCTTTATGATCCAACCAAAGAAATTATAACATCAGTGGCAGTAGCAACATTACACTTTTGTTTTACTATGATTACTCGTATAGGAAGCTCACTATTTTCTTAATAAGGAGGTAAACTATGTTTTCATTACTTGCAACAGTAGCTACAATAATGTCTGTAGGTTGTGCAGCATCAGCACTAGGTATAGTAATAAAAATATTCATGTAATTTAAAAATAACACTAGATGCATAGCTAACGTACTATAAAATGTTGTTATGCATCTAGAATAACTTAAGGATACTAGAATGAACACTCTTAAAAATAAAATTTATAATATATCTTTTTTATTAATATCGTGTGGTCTTTTTATGTCTTGCTATAATAATGTTAACGCAACACAAGTAGATGATAGAATGTATCGTGATAAGCCTCAAATTACTTCTGAAGCATCATATTGTAATTCATCCTATGTAATGGTAACAAGCGGTTTTTGGTATCAAAAACCTGATGGTAATTGGATATTTGTATCAGCTACTCCTATCCCTTCTCCTATGACCCTAAGATCTGATGAAAATAATTTATCTATAGAAGAGATATTAGGTAATAAAGTTACTAAGGCTACCTTAGAAGCAGGAGGCTTTTGGGAGCGAGATGGTAGTGGTTCATGGATTTATATCGCTGCTGCACCAAATCCAGTTCCTGTTTCACTAAGAGCTGATAATAATAATATATCTACAAGAACATTGGATGGTATTACTATAACTAATGTTGTTTCTTTAGCGGATGCTGATTTACTAGTAGAATTTTTTAGATCAAAATATAGACCTTGTATCTGTATAAAGTTGATGCTCTAATTATAATTAAAACAATAGGTGATTAACATGGAATATAAAAATTGGTCTTCATTAGAATACTTTAGTAGGAAAGATTTTAGCTGTAATGGCTCTGAGTGCTGTCATAATAGTTCACCCATATCATTAGTCATGGTACATGCTCTAAACGCGATACAGAACGAATTAGGCGTTTCTATGGGTATTTCTAGTGGGTATAGGTGCAAGAAGTATAACGCTTTAATAAAAAGACCTAAATTAAGTTTACATACATATGGTTTAGCTGCTGATGTTTATTGTATTGACCCTAGTAATACTGCCAATATTTTAGAATTAGCTAAAAAACTAAAATGTATAAGTCCTATAAATCCTAATTTATCAGTTAATGTATTTATAGAAACATGCCATGATAAAATTAGGAATTATGTACATTTAGGATTGTCACCTTACGCATCTCAAATTTTAATAAAATTTGACGCATTTTAAAAGAAATTGAAAATGAGTTTATGGTATATATGTATTATATATATATTATATAAATGATAGGGGGCAAAAGTTATTGCTCTAAAAAAGCAACAAACCCCCTATTTATTGCTCTAAAAAAGCAATAACAAAACCTAAAAAAGTAGTTGACAATACATACTACTTAATGTTAATTAAAGAACCATAATATTACTTAATAATGGAGATAAAAAAATGGCTTATGTTAAGTTTGAAAGACCTGAACTTCCACTTCGTGATGTAAAAGTAGAACTTGCTATGAGAGCTAAAAGATTAGTATTTAATGTAGATTGCTTAGCTACTTTTGATTTCAGTAGTTACAAATTTATAGCAATGTTTTGGGATGCTACAATATCTAAAATGGCTTTTAGAAAAAGTGATAGTGTTAGTGATTTAGCATCATTTGATTTTGCGTTTCTTAGTCAATATCAAGCATCAGCTGGGATTGGTGATTTCATAGATTTTTATGGAATAGATAATACAGTACCAAGAATATTTGATATAGCTTATGATGAAGGTGAAGATTTATATATTCTAACAGAAAGGATTTAAAAAAATGACAAACAAGGCATTTAGAGACATATTATTAGCATTATATGCAAAAGCAGATTTTGTACCAGTAGAAGGATTTTCAATTGATGAATCAAAAGAAAAAACAGAATTTTGTTTTATCATGCTTATGGATGCTAAATTAGTAATGACAGTAGCTGTAGGAGAAAAAGATGATACTCCTATGGAACAAAGAAAAGTATTAGTTAGATTAACTTGGACAGGATTAGAAGCTTGTAAGCTATTAAAGAATGATACTCTTTGGAATAAAGTATATAAAGAAAATGTAAGTTTCTCATATTTGTTAGATAAAATCAGTAAACTAATAGAGGTTAATGGATAAAAATGGCTGCTATGTACGAAAGGTATAAAAAAGTACTAATATATAAAGCCATAGATTATTCATATGAAAGGAATTTTAAAGTATCTTGGAGTGAACCTTATAAAATCTATCTATTAACAGAGGTTATATAATATGAAATTAAGTGTAGATTTATTAAGAAGTACATTATTAATATTTTTAGATTATAGGGAAGTATATATACCTGTTGCATCATATCAACGTGATCTTTATGATCCTTTATTAGCATTAGGTTACAGCCAAGATGAAATAAACTATGATATAGAAATTATGCTAAGTTGGCCTCTAATTAGAAATGAGTTTGATATGAATGAGAATATACTTGGTATGTCATTAACTTATACTGGCCAAGAAGCTGCAGTGCTTGCATCTAGTGATTTTGTATGGGCTGATGCTATAAAAAGATGCTCAGAAACACGTTCAGCTTATTATTTTTCACAAATATTAGATGAAATAATACAAAACAGATAACACAAATTAAGGAGAAAAATGTCTAGTGATCTATTAAATGAAATTGAAGTATCTAAAATATTAGGATTATCTATTTCTACATTAAGGAAATGGAGAATGGATAAAGTAGGTCCTAAGTTTATTAAAATAGGCAGGCTAGTTAGATACCCTAGCTCAAAAATAACAGAATTCATAGAAGAGAAACTTAAATAGAATATTATGGAATTACTTAGCGTAACACAAGTAATATCGAATTTTATTGATACGAGTTTTTTCACACCTGAATCTAGAGAAATAGGTTCTTCGGCTCATAGTTTATTATATAGCGAACTAGAAAATAAAGAAAATATAGATTATGAAAAGTATTTAGTCGCTGGCCTATTTCTTGATAGCTTCAAATTG